TTATATGTATCAACTGTAGGAACGGGTACACTATCGGCATATGCAGAAATACCTTCGGGAGAATCTAATATAAATGTCGCTGTTGATGGATTTGATACAGTATTTAAAATATCTTGTTGTGTTGTTTCCAATGAATAGCCAGTAATTTGATTAGATATACTTATACTTTGTCCCGATACATCAACTTTTAATGACTCACCAGTAAATTTAAATTGATCTAAATCTGTTTTAATATCATCTAAAATTTCATTATTAGAAGCATCATAAACATTCAATTTGTTATCTGTTTTATTTTCTATTTGTACAGGGTTTAAAACATCGTTTACCGCTACCCATAACGAATTATTACTATTGAATGATATATTATCCGTAAATGATTGTAATGATGTTAAAATATCTTGAGAATTAACCTCTGTAACATCTAAATTAGTATTTGTGACATTTACATCAGATGTAACACCACCACCACCACCAGAAACTAAAAGATTACCAGAACTATCAACTCTTAATTCTACTACTCCGTTTAATGGATTTCTAGCATAACACAAAGAATTTTGATAAGTTACTCCTGAATTATATGAAGCTTCTTCTCTTGGTTGGTCTGATAATTTTGAAATTAAATTAAAATATGTTTGTGTATCTTCTGAGGTATTTTTAAATTCAACATATAAATAAACTCCTTTTATAGAAAATTGGCGATGTGATGTATTTTCTATTTCTACTTCGTCACCATAAGTTTCATAATCATTACCATCATAAGAATGATATATTTTTAATGTTCCTTGTTTATCTGTTCTTATTGATATTTGTAATGTAATAAATTTAGGGTCGATTCTTACTTTTTTAGATATATAAATTTCATTTGAATCTAGGGGTTTATTTGTTGAACAACTTTCTAAGTATGACATATATTATATAATATATAAATATTTTATATTTATAATATATATGAAAATAATCAGATTAGAATCAGATGGTAATTCAACAGATTCCATTTTTACTAATAATCTTAGTGTTCCTGTTTCTATTCAAAAAAAGGGGGCTGTTGCTTTAAAAACATTTTCAATTGATTTTACACAGGAAAATATAGTTATAGATGCTAATAATAATGTTTTACAAGTTCAATATTCCAACGAAGATCCATATAATATTTATCTTGATAATGGTATTTATTCAACTTCTGACTTTTTAACAATGTTAACAAGTTGTTTAAATAGATATATGGATTCATCAGAAGACAATCCTGAGATTAATTTTGAATGGCAAGCTCAACCTAATCCAGATGATACAAAAAAATTAAGTTTTGTTGGTAATTTAGGGGATATTAAAAATAATGCATCAGATGTTGATTGTGATTTAAATGGTATTGCTTATCAAAATGGAAATTTTACTAAAAGTGAACAAGATAATGGTTCATTTAATTCATATTTATTTTTAAAAACTCCTTTATGTCCTGGGGGTTTTGTTTATCAAACCACTGTAAATTCCGATGATTTTAATAATGTTAATTTTGCCTTTTATTTAGATACTGGACTTTCATCACAAGACGATACAACACTTTCTACTATTACTAGTTCGTGTACTTGTGGATTTTTCTGTAATGGTGGAAATTATTTAATAAAAAATTCAAATGGTTCAACTTTAATAAATACAGGAATAACACCTCTAAATAATGATATATTAAAAATATCTAATCAAATTGGTAATTTTAGATATGATATTATTAGAAATGGTAATTCTATATATGATGTTAATAATTTTCAAATTAAATCTATAAGTCCCTTATTTGGTGCTGAATCAAATTATTGTATGATTAAAATAGGTAATGATGTTGGAAATATTCAATTTAGTAATATTATATTTACTCCTTCTAGCCTTGTTTCTCAAAGCGAATCTAAACTTATTAAAAATAAATATCTTTCTAATGTAAATGTCTTAGATGATGATAATTTAGAAGCCGATCCTATAAAAGTTACCATTTATTTTACAAATGATAATTTAAAGAAATTATTGGGATTTATTCCATATTCAATAAATAAAACTGGGGTTCAATTTGCATTTGATGCCGAGACTCCATTTTCATATATTGATATTGATAATGATGTTGTAATTGAATTAATGCAGGGTAATACTGATTCATATGACCAATCATATAAACAAAAAAGAAATATTATATCAGTTATTCCTTTTAGCGATGTTCATAATTCTACAAGCGCTTCAGGTATTGATTCTTATTCGTTAGGATATACTGAACAATTCCCAATATGGATTAGCTTAAATAATTCATCTAGTATTAATTTTGGTCAATTAACTATTAGAGTATCTTCTGGTGGTAATTTATTAAAATGTCAGGGTAAAATATCTTGTGCTCTTCTTTTTAGAGATGAAACAGATTATATTATGTAATATTATATGTGCGGTGTTTGCTGTAAAAATAATAAAAAAAAATTTGAAATTGAAAATATAGAATTATGTTATCATTGTTTTAGAATTTGTAATAAATATTATAAAATTTAAGCTTTATATGCTTTTCTACATTCTGGAGATTTGAGAGCTTCATTATATTTAATATTATGAGATTTAGCCCATGATTTAACATGTTCAATCCATTTAGATGCCATTATTTATATATTTATATATTTATATATTTTTTTTTCTTTATTTATTATATAAATGCCGTATAAAAATACTAAAACCATTAAAATGGATAAAAAAGATTTTATTAAAGAACATAAAAATTTAATTAATTTATTAGAAAATGGAACTAAAACACAACTAAAAAAAGAGGCTAAAAAACAAAAGAAAGAAATGAAAAAATATAATATCAAATTATAATATATATGAATAATAGAGGTTTAGATGTTGTTCGTGATATTGCAAAGATGAAAGGTATTAAAGGAGATATTAATATTTCTAATGCCAAAGGGAAAAGATTTAATATTAGGGTTGATGGAGTTCTTATTAATTTTGCCTTATGGCCTTATAGCGGTAATGGTACATTTATTGACCATCGTAATAAAGATATTCGTGAGGCTTGGAGGGCTAGACATAGTAAGATTATGAAGAATGGAAAACCCGCATATTTAGATAAAACTAGTCCGGAGTTTTATAGTTGGAATTTATTATGGTAATTTATAATAACAAAAATATTCGTTTGTTATTATTTCTCATATTTGTACAAGGGAACAAGAAATGTCAGGAGGATAGTCGTTTCCCTTATTATATGTTTAGATTTTTAATTAAAAACTTAAATTTTAATGATTATTTAAAAATTGAAATTTCCTGTAAAAAACTGAAAAAAACCTGTAAATTTTTGATATTTATTTTTTCTATTTTTAGCAAAACATTGAGTTATCTCAATAGATTCTTGATTTTTATCTAAATTTATAATTTATCCCCTACTATATAGTAGGGTTTATTAATAAAAAAAAAGTATATATGTATCCTCCTTAGTAGGGGGAGTAGGGGGAAATTATAATATTTTTAAAATATTTATAAATTAATAATTCATATATAAATAGAATTCAAAAATAAAAATCATCTACTACTACTTCTACTATAATAGCCTCCGTATATCCATAATATCCATAGTAGGGGGTAGAGATGGAGTAGATCTTCAGTAGATTTAGTAGGACTAAAAATATTTTTAATATAAAAAAAAATTTATTTAAATATAAAAATATATTTTTTTTATTTAAATATTATTTTCTATATATATAGTATAATGTTTCAAATCACTTTAAATCCAGTAAAATCAGCCCTCGACGGAATCAAATTATATGAACTCTATGATAGAAATTTATTAGAGAAACTATTAGATTCTGATTTATTATTAGAAACCCCTCATAAACATATTCAAAAGAAATTCGAAACTGAAAAACAACAAATAGAAGAATATGATGAATTATCAACAGATAAAGAATTAGGAATGGTATGTGTTACCTATAAAAGATGTAATGGGTATAAATATGGAAGAGTATATCCATTAAAATCATTATCATTATGTACAATAAGAAGAGAGATAAGACATACATTAGGAAATAAATATTATGTAGATATTGATATATGCAATGCTCACCCAGAAATAATATATCAAATGTGTAAACATTATGATATTAAATGTAAATCTCTTGAAGAATATGTAAATAATAGAGATAATATATTAAAAAATGTAATGGATACTTATAAAGTCTCTAGAGATAACGCTAAAAAATTATTTATAATAATATTATATTTTGGTTCATTTCAAACATGGGTTAAAGATTGTAATTTACCTAAAGAAACTAAACCATTTAAATATTTAGAAGAATTAATACAAGAAAGAGAATTATATGCAGATGAAATATTAAATAATAATGAAGAAATTCGTATTGATGTTCAAAAAAATAAAAATAAGATAAATAAATATGAATATAATGAAAATGCATCAGTTGTCGCTATATGGTGTCAAGAAGTCGAAAATAGAATATTAGAAACAATTTATAAATATTGTGTAAAAAATAAAATAATTGAAGATAAAATAGCCGTATTATGTTATGATGGTATAATGTTAGAAAAAGAGAAATTTAATGAAAAACTATTAGATAAATTTTCTGAAATAATTGAGAAAGAATTTGGATATAAATTAAAATATGTATCTAAAAAATTAGATCAGGGTTATTCTATTGACAAGATAAAAAATAAAATAAAAGAAGAAGATATTAAAGAAGAAAAAGAAGATATTAAAGAAGATATTAAAGAAGATATTAAAGAAGAAAAAGTAGATAATAAAAAATTAGATAAAGAATTCTTCAAATCTATAGAAACATTTGGACATAGACAATGCTCAGATATTTATTATGAACTAAAGCCTACAAAATATATTTATTCTACTAAATCAGGATGGTATAGATATAATGAATTTAATGTTTTAGAACATACTGGAAAAGAGACTCCAATTGATATAAATACAGATATATCAAAAACATTACAAGAATATTTAATGCCTATTAGAAACAGAATGAAACCAAATAAAAACTCATATTTAAAAGATAATAAAAATATGAATAAATTATTTAAAGATATTAATAATTCATCATATATTAACGGTATATTAAAATTTTTGAAAGAATCATATTCATCAGAAGATATAGATGATAAAATAGATAATAATGATAACTTAATAGCATTTACTAATAAAGTATTTGATAAATCAACATATGAAATAAGAAATATAAAACCAGAAGATTATATATGTAAAACAACAAAATATAAATATTCTAAATCAAATACTAAAATAAGAAAACATCTTAATGAAATAATATACACAATATTTGAAGATGAAGAATGTAAAAATTATTTATTAAGAATTAAGGCTGAATCATTATTCGGAAATAAAAGTGAATCTCTTATAGTTCAAGTAGGTTCAGGAGGAAATGGAAAAGGTCTTATATCAACTATAGAAAATAAAGCTCTAGGAGATTATATATCAACTACTGAAAATACATTTTTAACATCAGCCCATAAACAAGGAGCATTCGATGAGACATTAAGCAAATCAAAAGGCCTTCGAAATTTAATAATAGCAGAACCCGCCGAAACTGATGACCGTGGAAAAGAATTATCATTAAATACTCCATTTTTAAAATTAATAACGGGTAATGATGAAATCACAACTAGAGGAATATTTAAAGGGAATATTAAATTCAAACCATTATTTACTCCATATATTCAATGTAATGACCTACCAAATATTAAGAAATTAGATAAAGGTGTTATGAGACGCATTAAAGTAATTAACTTCCCCTTATCGTTTGAAGATAATCCAGATCCATCAAAACCAAATGAAAGAAAAAAGAATAAAAATTATAAAACAATATTAAACACTGAAGAATATGGAAGAGAATATCTATTAATGCTTCTTGATATTATTATAGATAATAAAGATAATAAAGAAGAAATTAAAACTCCTGAATCAGTAAAAAAACAAACAGATAATTATTTTGTTGAGAATAATCCTGTTAAAACATTTTTACAATATTTCACAGAATATGCCAAAGGAGAAAAAGTAAAATCATCATTAATGAAAGAACATTATGACTCTAATAGTGAGATTAAATTAGGAGATAAACAATTCTTAAAAGCGATGACAATTAATGGAATACATAATTATCTATCAATGGGATATAGATGGTATGATAATATACGCCTCAAAAATCCTGAACCCACCGAAGATGAAGTGAAATAATTTCATATATATAAAAAATGTTTTTTTTTATTTTTTTTTTTCTAAATATATTTTATATTATGGAAGTTAATAATATTAAATATATTAAACGTTTTGAAGAAAATCTTGAGATTTGGAATGAAGAGAATGATAAAAATTATACTTTTGAAGATGTTCAAGATAAATTTATTGATATTAGATTATTAGGAGAAAAAAATAAAGAAAATAAAAAAGAATCTAAATGTATGTGTGGACATAAAATATTATATGAATATGAAATTACAAATCCAGATAATGACGATAAGATGATATTAGGTTCAGATTGTATAGAAACATATATGTTCAAATCTATGTCTAAATGTGAAAAATGTGAAAAAAGATTTAAATTTAATCCTAATAATGATTCTAATAGATGTAAAGATTGTATAAAAGTAAAAGTAAAATGTAAAAGATGTAATGAAATAAGAAAAATTCCAAAATATAAAAAAAAATCATATAAATTATGTAAAAAATGTATAGAAGAAGAAGAAGAAGAAAATAGAATAAAAGAAGAGAAACGAAAAATAGAATTATGTAAATGTAAAAGATGTGGATATATAAAGAAAGATTCTAAATATAAATATTGTTATAAGTGTAATGTTGTACTTAAAAATAATCCAGTAGAACTTTATAGACAGAAATTAAAATCAAATTAAATTAAATATATATAAAAAAATAAATTTCTTATATATATATATATATGGAATATCAAGAAATAACTATAGAAGATGTTATTAATAATAGATCTTTATTACAAAAAGTATTAAACACTTACAATTCACATAAAAAATATAGAGAAAAGAATAAAGATAAGATTTCAGAAAATAGTAAAAATTATTATTATAAAATAAATCAAAAAGAACCAAAGAAAGAAAATAAAACACAAGATATTGAAAAATATCGAAGAGAATATAGAGAAAATAAAATAGAAGATATTAAGGAATATCAAAGACAATATAGAGAAAAATTAAAAGAAAAAAGACAACAACTTAAAGAGGATTAATAAAGCCAAATCGTTTGGCATATTTATAATGAGGCATGAAATATTGTTTTTTTTCTGGAATACTTTGAACATTAGAAGTCTCGATAGGTTTTGGTTGTTCTTTAACAACTTCTTTAACTTCTTTAACTACTTCTTTTATTTCTTGTTTAGGTGGTTTTTGTGGTGGTTCGTTTCTAATTCTCATAGATTTTTTTTCAGTTTTTGGAGTTTCGTCTTTAATTTTATTATAAACTTTCTTTTCTTCATCTAATTCAGAGTTTAATAATTCTTTTTTCATTATTCTAACTTCTTGAGCTTTTATTCTTGCTTCTTTAAGTCTTTCTCTTGCTCTTTCTTTTGCTTCATCAGTTAAAAATCTTTTTTGTTTAGGTTTATCATTAACTACTTCAGGCTTTTTAAATTCATCCTTTTTTTGTAATAAAGATGATGCTTGGGAAATTAAACTTTGAATATAATCATCACTTATTTCAACATCTGATGTATTTTCACTCATATATATATATTATAGATAATATTTTTTTATATTCCTGCGGTAAATGTTGGTCTAGCTGTTGAAAATATATGCGGTTTAGGTTCAAATAATCCTTTAAGCCCTTCATATAATGCAAGGCCAGCCCCTAAAGCCTCACCAACTACAGGAATACTCTCTGCAACTATAGAGCCAACACTTTCAGCGGTTTCAGTAACAGCCCCAATAGCCTCAGAACCTATAGAAACTGCTTTCTGAGCTATCTCAGCCCCCTCCCCTAGTGCTTGTTGACCCTTAGATATAACACTTTCAGAAACTCTACCTATATCACCCTTAACATCACTAATAACTCCGGCTACTTTTTCTTTAGCTTGTTCAGCCATTTTAATTCCTTCTTGTTGTAGAGGTTTAACATCAGGAATTAATCCTTTTATTTCTGTTCCCTTAGGTATTTCAATAGATGGAATTTTAAGAGAAGTACCACCTCTAAAAACAGACTGTACTTTTTCACCAAGACCTAAAGATAATTTTGATGGTGAGAATTCGTCTGGGTCTCTTTCAAAATCTTGAATATTTAATCTTCTTGATATTTTTTGTCCTACTCCTTCTTGAACTTTAGAAATAGATTGTGATAATTTAGATTTAAAAGAATTTTCTAAATCAGAATTAATAGTATCAAATTTACCATTTAATTCTTTTCTAAAATTTGCAAATTCAGTTGAGAATTGTTTTTCTTCTGTGGGTGTTAAATCTCTTCCTAGTTGTTCTGTTAAATCATTCTTTTTTTGTATAATTTCCATTCTTTTTTTGTCTACTTGGCCTGTTAAATCTTTAACAACTTTAGATTTTTGTTCATTTAAATTCTGTAATTCAGTATTAAATTTATCTCCATATTTAGCCTTTAAATTACTGACTTCTCCTTGTCCTAATGTTTTAAATTCTTGAGCTTTTTTTAAAATAGCATCTTTTGTCTCTTGTGCAAGTCCTCTAACTTCTGATAATTTTCCCTTTACTTTTTCAACTCCTTCTTCTACTACATCTTTTACTTTACCAACATTTTCAGATAATGTATCAACTGCTTTTTTTCCAGTTTCATATAATTTAACGCCCTTTTCATATATTCCTTTTCCTTTTTCTATAACATCAGTAAATAAAGGAATAGATTCAACTAAATCAAATACCCCCTGCTGTTGTTGTTCTTTATATGCTTCTTCTTTTTGTTGTCCAAATTGTTTAATGCTTTGGTAAGCCTGATTTTCACCAAGAAAATTTAAATAATCCGTCATTATAATATATAAATATATATTATATATGGATAAATTAAAAATACTTCCAATAAAAAAAATTACAAAAGAAATAAAAACAAATATACCTGATCCAATTCCCAAACCTCCATTTACTCTTATCGCAATAGCTCCAACGAAGTCGGGTAAGTCTTTATTATTTACAAATATGATTTATAGATGGTTTAAACCAGAATTTGAAGAAATAATTTATATATCTCCAACAATTCATTTAGATAAAACATTAGAAAATAATATATCGGTAGATGAAGATATAGTTAAGGTCGATGATGAAGAAGATTTAAAAAATGTAGATTCTATTTTAAATGAAATGGTCAAATCACAGAAAGAAAAACCAAAAGAAGAAAGAAAACATATATTAATAGTATTAGATGATATGATTTCATATTTTAAATCAAATGGAAAAAGTATGTTAAATGATTTACCATCATTATCAAGACATTATAATATATCATTTATTATATCTACACAGGTTTATAATGCCCCACCCCCTAGATTAAGAAAGAACGCATCACATTATATAATTTTTAGATTATTCAATAAAAAGGATTTAAAACAAATAGAAGAAGAAATAGGGTCAAATTTTGAAGATTTTGAAGAAAAATATCAAGAAGCAATAAAAGAACCATATTCATTTTTATATTTAGATAATAGAGATATGAAGATGTTTGAAAGATTTGAAAAATTATTATGGTCAAAATATTAAAAATATATAAAAATAAAAAAAAATAAAAAAATAATTTCTAAATCTAACATATATGAATAGTATAATTGACCCAGAAGGAGCAATATTTCAAGAGAATAGAATCTATAATAAATTATGTTGTAAATGTGAAACTAATTATAAATATCAAGAACATTTTTTAGGTGATTATGATTTAGTATTATGTAAAGAATGTTATATAGATATTTTAATTGAACAGAATAAAAAGAAAGATGAATTATTTTTAAATATATTAAATAATCTAAAATCAATATAAACCTTGTTTCTGTCTCATTTTAATAGCTCTTTGAACTTGATTTTCAGACATATCATCAACCTTATTTAACTTATTTTCTTTTTTAACAATATCTTTTTTAATAATATCTTTTTTCTTAAAATCTATATGTTTCTTTACTACATCTTTATTAACTTCTTTTTTTTTTTCATCATCAATTTTTTTTAATTCTTTTTCAATTTTTTTATCACCTACTACAAATATTTCTTTAGTTTTAATATAGTTTTTCTTTTTTGGTTTTTCGTCATCTTCATGATAGAATCCATAATTATAACCGTTTAACATATAATATATATATATAAATAAAATAAAATATAATATTATAATATATTATAAATGAGTGGAAAAATTCAAAGATACCCAACCTCTGTAGCAATGCCTTTAACAAAAACACGTAATCAACTTAATTTTTTAATAAATCAAGAAGAAGGGCAAATTGATATGAATAGTTCATATTTAGAATTAGAAGTTATTTTAGTTGATTCTGATGGAAACGTACCAGAAAATTATAACGATGTTGTTCTAGGTCGTGATAACATTATGTATAATCCTACATGTATTGTTCGTGATGCTAAATTATATGGAACTAGATCTGGTAAAAAATATCAAGATTTGATGTATGTAAATTTACTTTCTCAAAATCTTCAATATTGGACAGCCGGCAAAAATGAAATTAGAGCGAATACTTTATGGAGCGGTATGGGAGCAAAATCTCAAGACGGAACAGTATACTCAGTTTTTAATAATACTTACAAAGACGCAAATCCAGTTATAAGAGTACCTATTAAAGATTTATATCCAGGTTCTATCGGAAATTCTGATATGTTTCCAGCTGGAGAAGATTTAAGCTTTACTTTCCTACTTGAGCCATATTATAGATTATTTCAATCTTTAACAGCGTCAAATTATGAAGCACCAGAACAAGCAGCCTCATCAGTTCCAGCAGGTGTCGCTTTTGTATCGGGTGGTCAAGCTCAATCTATTTTAACAGCCTCAGCCGTAGGAACAATAGCGGGTTATTTAGTAAATCAATATGTAACAATTGATACAAATACATATAAAATAACAGCAGTTACACCAGATTCAGGAAACCCAATAGTACCCGGAAGTATTACAATAGATGGACAAGTAGCAGTAGGAAATTGTACAGTCCTTGCTCTTTATCCAACCCTTGCAGGTCTTGTAACAGCAGGTACAACAGCTTGTAATAATGTTACTACTAATGCCGATAATTTCCAAGTATCTACAGTAACAGCAACAACTCAAGCACAAGCCCCCGCAGTTGGTAAAACGGTAGAAGTTAATTATTTTTTCTATCAACCAGGCGGAATGGCAACAGTTGATTTTATATCTCTTAAAAGTACCGCATATACAAAAGTTCTTACAAGTGTTGCGGGAGTTATTACATTCTCTCCATTAACTGATAAAAATGGAACAGTTTTAACTTTTACTAATAATACTGTTTTATATGGTATTACATTAGATCTATTATCAGGCGATAATTTAGATGATTATGATTGGAATCTCGTCAATGCTCATCTCGTTCTTTATAGACGTTCTGTTCCATTCGCACCAAGACAAAAAATGCTTGTATCTAATTTTGAATCTATGAATATTTCTGTCCCTAGTGGTTTAAATAAATTTATGTATACATTTTTAGTAAATAACAATTGTTATAATGCTTATGGATTCCTTCCTACAAATGATAATATGTATTCACAAGCCCAAAATATGGGAACTTATCAATATTCAGTAGATAATAAACCCCTCACAACTTTATATTTAGAGCTTGATAAATCTCTTCATACTGATAATATGGTTAGAACTCTTAAGAATTCCCCTTATTATCCAGTTAAAAATTTAAATCAAGATAGAGATGATGAAGAAGCACCAAATCCAACAGAAATAGACCCTATTATGTATCCTGCTAAATTACATCCATCAATGGAGAAAGGTCAACCAATAGTTGAAGAAGGAAATGAGAAAGTAAATCTTAAATTAGAAATAATAGCTGATGATGAGCAAGACACACCAGGAACAACATTATTTTTATTCTGTGAAAAATACCAAGAAATATAAAATATAAATAATTAAAATTATTATAATATATAAATATATATTATAATGAGTGAAATATTGTACAATCTTTCTTTACCAACATCGCAAGAACCACAATTAAACGGTAAATATGGGGCTAGTTATAAATCAGGTTGGGGAGAGTCTGATAGAGTTGTATTTAAAGTAAACGCACCAAATAGAAAAATGAGACCAGGTACCCTTAGATTAAATGGAACCCTTCAATTATTAACGCAAAAAAACGGAGTTAATGCTCCTGTAGTAGCAAGTGATAAAGTTGTAATGAATCCTAATGCGGGTCTCCATGGTCTTATTAAATCTATTCAGATTAAATTTGGTCAATCTGTTGTATTCTTTTTAGATGAATATGGCCGTTTTGTAGCAATGAAAAAAGAATCTAAAGAATATCAAATTGATAACGGAACTCTTGGGAATTCATTATGTGAATTAAGACAATTTTCAAATGATGCACAACCTCAAGGAACAGATTTTAAACCAAATCAATCACTAGGTCTTTTATATCCTATTGATGCTGGTTCTACAGAACTTCCATTCTCTCTTCGTCTTGAATGTCCTCTTAATAATTGTCAAGAACATATTCCATTTAATAGAACTGGAGAAATAGAAGTATCTATCACATGGCAAGAATCCCTTAAATCTGGTATTGTAGGTTATGGTTTATCTGCTGGTCAATTAATTAAATATGTATGTAATAATCTTGAACTTCGTTTTATGGCAGATCCGGAAGATGGAGCAAACACAGGGGCTATAATTATGGAAACTGCAAGCCTTCAATATTGCCCACCTATTTTGAATTCTAAAGCCGGTCTTGAATTTAATTCTCCTAATGCTTTTGACGCTGTAGTATGTTCTTTTTTAAATGTATCAAACGTTCCCTCTGATTCTTCACGATATGATTATTTAGCTACTGAAGCAATTACAGAACAAATATCTCAATTAGAAGTCAAAGTTAATAATACCGATGATTTCCTTGAATATCCTCTAACTCTTCAAACTGTAGAAATATTATATAATTATCTTCTATCATTCCAACCTTATATAAATGCTTATGATGATACAGGACTTAAAAAACACGGTTTATCATATGCTAAATTAGACCAAACTGTAAAAACCGGTTTTGGCATTGGATGTCCATTTTTTGGAGGTAGAGATAGTGGAACAACTATAAATTTTAACGTCTCTTTAAATACATCTCCCACAAGTGCATATAATACTTTTATGTATACTATAGGAAGATTAATATTATAAAATAAAATAAATAAATAAAATAATATATAATATAAATATATATTATATGTTAAGTCAAATACATTATGACCCCCCAATTTCTCATACACAAAAACAAACAAGATGGCAAATACCACAAGATACAAAAGTTGTAGCTCAATCAATCAAAATTTTAGATTTATATATAAATCCAGTTACATCAACACCAAATACACCCTGTTATTTTCCTGTTCTTGTTGGTGCTTATGGCTGTGTAAAAAAAGTTCAAATCGGTCTTGATGGTCGTATAGTCGATGTATGGGAAGTTCAAGAACTTCTTCCATATCTTGTCGCTATGTCCGCAGATAATGAGAAAAATTTTGGTATAAATTCAGTATTATATAAAACAGGTAACAATTTAGAATTAGATGAATCATCGGGTCTATTGACCTTTAATCGTCCTGTAGTTGATTCAACTCCAGCTACTCTTAATTTAAACGTTTATTCAGGCCTACTTAATTCAATTGGTGTTATTAATTCTAAATTAGAAATTATTATAGATTGGGAACAAAGCGATAAAAAATGGTTAATCCCTAATGCTGGTACTGTAACTTCTGTAAATATTGCTCCCCCCCTTCTATCTTATGAAACCTTAAATTTAGATATAGCACAGCCTGATAATGTTCCTTATGTCCAATGGGAACGCGATAATTGGATTATTCCACAAAATCCGAATACAGCTACTTCAGGCCTTCAAAAAGTAGATCTTCGTTCATCTGGTTTTAATAATAAAACATTGGGTAGAATGCTTTTATCGACTTGTCCAAAACAAATCCAAAATTTAGCTCCTGGTGATGAAATGAAAGATTTATTTAAACTTCATGGTTATTATATGTCAACTCCTATGTTTAATGAAACTTTCAATCTCGCTAAAAATGGTCGTTCTCTTCTTACCTCTCGCGGTGTTGTTAATGATGCCCTAAAACACGCCTTAGCCGTAGACACATGGGGTGAGGGTTGTTTTTCAACTGGTGCTCATATTAACTCTAAATCATCAGTATTAAAAGAATTACAAAACGCTAATATTCTTACTGGTTATGCTTCTTATGGTTGTATTGAAGTAAATAACAGAGTCGAAAAAGATTTTGAATTTGTTTATAATCGTTCTAATCCAATTCCAACAGGGGGTGGAGCATTATCAAATACTCACGCTTTAAACGACCAATTATCAATATCAGCGGTGTCCGAAGTTGAATGCATATTAAGAGGAGGTGAGAAAGTTTATGTTTAAAGTTTTATATATTAAAGTATAACCTTAATATATATGGAAAATATAGTTATTGAATTAAGTAGATATTCATCTAATGATTCACCCTCAAATAGTATCTGGACTAATAATTTAAGTAGACCTGTAACAATAGAACAAGGGGACGAATTAATAATTAAGCAAGCATTTATTGATACTAGACAAATAGACCAAGCATCAATAGAAATACCTCAAGATATTGAATGGACTTTACAATTTACATATTATTTAATAAATCATGGAATTAATTTAAGTACATATACATATGAACAATCACCATTAAATTTTAAAATTGATTTTACTCCCTCAAATCCAGACGGCTTACCATATTTTTTAAATATATTTAATGATCCAACAAAACCAGAAACTCCATTTTGGGAAACTCCACAACCTTTAATAGATTCATTTATTATAAAAATACCAAAAGGAATATATGAGAAAACATATTTAGCTGAATATATAACCAGACAAATGCAACAAATAAACAGGCCACAAAATCAATTATTATTAGATAATTATTTCACAAATGGTCAATTATATCCATCCTTTAACCCTGATGGAAGTTTTCAAAAATTACAAAATTATAATCCTCCTCCTAATCAAAATTCAGTAGTTACAACATTTCAAAAACCATTATTTTTAGCTGTATTAGAATCAGCTGAGACTCTATTCGCTCAACCTGTATTTTTATTGACATTAGATGGAACTAAAACTTTAAAAATATGTGGATATATGCCATTAGTAAATAATGATACAATACCATTAAATTATAATTATCCTATTACAAATTATTATTCTCAATTAGTTAATTATAATTCTAAAAATAATGTTGTTGGAACCATCGTAATTGGTTCAAATACTTATAATTTATATGATGCTGGATTCGTTGGAGCCTCAGAAATGGCCTTAGTATTTAATGACCAAAGTTCAAATAAATATAGTTTTCAATATATGCATTCTCCAATAGTAAATACAGGCAATGAAGTAGTAGGTTTATATATTACAAATTCATCACAAGAAGCATATCAAAATAATAGGGTTAGTTATTTAAGTTCTTATTCTGGAATATTATTAGTCGATACATTTACAAATATTACACAAAAAAATAATAATAATTTTGTATCAGATGACTTTTTTGATTTATTAGGCTTAAATTATAATGACTTAATATCTCCAGATATAAAGAATATTTATAATAATCCAAGTTTAACCCCAAATACAATAGATTATAATAATTTTAGAAATGTGACAACAAGAAATTTTTATCCTCAGAATGCATTATCAGATATATCAAATGATGTTGAAGATGTTGGAAATTTTAAATTGGCTACTTATGCTAGTTTATATTCAAAAACAGGATATACATTTATTCAATCAAATACAACGGACGAGATAGTATTTAGTAATGAGGCGACTCAATCTATAACAAACGCAGGACATTATTTAATAGATGTAAAAGGATATGAAAATAATTTTATAGGAGAAGATAAAGATTATCAAATTAAAGCAGTAATAGGAAATTATTTTTTAAGCGGTGATTCTTTTTGTCAAAGTTTAGCCCCTGATTCTATTTCAGTAGTTCATGAAGGTGTATCTTTTAATTTATCTAGAATACAAGTTAGAATATTAAATCCAATCACAAAAGATTTAGAAGTTAATGTTGGTCCAAATAGTACTATATATCTCCAAATTATAAAAGTCCCTAAACAAAATCAAGTAAAAAAAATAGAAAAAAAAACCTTAATATAATATATATATATAATGGATTATAAGAAATATTTACAGAAACATACAAAAGTACAATTAGGCGATATTGTAAAAAAATATAAACTTCATACAAAAATAGTTTATATATCAAAAAAGAAAAAAGAAGATGTAATAAATGAAATAATGCAACATACAGAATTAAAAAAAACTGGTATATATCTAAAAGAAAGTTTAGTTATAGAACCAGAAAAGAAAAAACATACTAAGTTAATAAATGAACAAGAAAGAGAAATAGTTCAAAGAATGGGGAGAGCAAGGGGTTATATAGATAAACTAGAAGAAGAATTAAATCATTTAAAATATGAAGATACTTATTTTATAGTTGGAAGAGAAGGTATGCATCCAAGAAAGAATAAAGATGAAGATAAAATAAAAGATACAGAAGAACAAATTAAAAAACATAAAGAAGATTTAAAGAAAGCTTTTGAAGATTATAGAAAATTTAAATTATTTTAAAAATTTATTTTTACATATAGAAATATAAAAATAAATAAAAATAAAAAAATCTAAATCTATTATATATGGAATACGAAAAGGAACTAAGAACTCTTATTGGTTCTACAGAATCAAAAGAACAAGCAGAAAAAGCAACTATGTTATTAAATCAACTTCATCAATTAAAGAGAAAAGAAAAGAGTCTAACAAATGATATTAAAAACTTTTTATCAGAAAGTAAATCAGAGGATGATTTAGAAGATGAAACACTGACAGTAAGTAAACCAGTAAAAAAAAATAAAAAAAACATAGAAAAAACAGAATAAAAATAAATAAAATTATAAAAATATACTTAAAGATTACATAAAAATCGATTTTTATGTATAATTAATAATATTTATATACTTTTTATTAATATTTATTTATATTTATTTATATTTATTTCACTGATAATATTTTTTTATTATTTTTTTATTTTATTTTTATTTTTATATATAGTAATATTATATTATGGGGCGTTCTTCCAAGAAAGCTGAGGAGTCGATATATAATAAAATTAAAGAATATAATAAAAGTGCATCTGAATCATCATTAAGAATATATTCATTAAATATTGAAAAACTATTTAAGGATATGGATGAAGAAGCATCTAATGAAAATCATGAAGTATTTGAAGATGTTGATAAAGTAATGGATTTATTAAATTCTCAAAAGTTAACAACAAATACATTAAAAAATAAATTAAGTTCTATTATTACTTTTTTATTAGCTAATGGAACAGAGAAAGCGGTAGTTGTTAAATATTCAAAAGAGATAGAAAAGTTAACAAAGAAACTAGATGACGTTAAAAATAATATGGAATGGAATGATAAAGAAAAAAAGAATCTAGAATCTATTGAAAGTCTTAAAAAATATATTGAAACATTAAAAGATAAATTACCCACATCATTAAATAAATATTCAGAATTTTTAATGTATATGAAATATTTAACAGGTAGATTTTATTTATTATTCCCCCTAAGAAATGAGATGGCAGATATGAAAATATATTATAAAAGTGAATATGATAAATTAAAAGATACAAATAATGAAACTAATTATATAGTTATAGATCCAAAAAAGAAGAGTGGTAAAGTTATATTAAATAATTATAAAACAAAAAAAAGTTATGGTGTTATTGATTTTGATATTGATGATAAAGATTTAGTTTCTTTATTTGATAAGTATTATCAAGCATGTAAAAAGAATATAGAGAATTATAATAATTATGTTTTATTTAAACACGACTTTAAAAACTTTACAAGAAATGAATTTACAAGATTTATGAATTCAGTATGGGCTCCAACAGGAAAGAATATAAGCACTAGTATGTTAAGAAAAATGACATTATCAGAATTATATCCAGTTGATAAAATAAAAAAAATGAGTCATATAATGGGTCATAGTATCAAAACACAAATAAATAATTATGTTAAAGATTAATTATTTTTTTTTTGTATAATTTGTTTATATTTACTTTCTTCTTTTGTTTTTAAATATTTTATGTTTTGTTGTGGTGGTTCTTCAAATTCTTCTAGTTGTTGTTTTTCTTCTTTTAATTTTTTAACTGATTTTTTAACTGTTTCCGTAATTAATTGAGGTAAATCAACTTTTTTAATTGTTTTTTCTAATTCTTTCTTTTGCTTTTCACCAATTTCTCCTTTTTTAATAGCTTCATCAACTATCTCAGATTCAAATTCATCAACAATATTATTAATTAATTTATTTAATGCTTCATTAGACATATCTTCTATATTTTCATTTATTGCTTCTTCTAAAGATTCTTTTGCTATTTCTTGTATCATATCTTTCATAGTTTCATCTAGATTTTCTTCTTCTTCTTCTAATTCTTGTAGAGCTTCTTTCATGATATTAGATACAAAACCCCTTATAGCAACATCCATTTTATATTCTTTTGTTTTTTTTCTTTTTTCTTCTTGTGCTTTTTCAACAGATCTAGATTGTTCCATTTCTTCCTTATAATTTTGGACTAATTTATCAACTTGAGATTTAAGATTAATATCTTTTTCGCTCATTTTTTTTACATTTTTCTTACTAAGGAGTTTATAGTCTTCAGAATCATATATTTTCTCTAATTCATCTAAATTTTTTGAGTTCTTCGCTTTTTTTAAATTACCTATTAATTCTTTATATTTATCATTTTCTTCCATAGATAATCCGGTCTTTTTTATTCTTCCTTCAAATGCTTTCTTAGCTATTTCTTTTCTCGTTAATTTAACTTTCTCTTGAACTATTTGTTTAAGTTCATTAACTTTAATTTCTTGATTATCCTTTATTTGTTCTTCTACTTGTTTAACAATTTGTTTAATTTCTTCATTAGTAATATTTGGATTTTCTACTGATGCTTCTTGTATAATGAATCTTCTATTTTTATCTTTTATGAATGTCTTATAAAATTTACCATATTCTTCAGTAGTCAAACCTTTTAAATATTCAGAAAATTCTTCGTTATCCATTTTAGATATCTTTTTCTCTTCTTTAATTTCTTCTATTTTGGTTGGTTGTTCAGTCTTTTCTACTTCTTGGGGTTTATATAGAACCATTTTAGATTCTTCCTGTTTTTTAGTTTGTAATCTTTCTTCAAATTCTGATTTCTTTTGTTCTTGTTCTTTTTCTTTTTCAATTGTCTTTTTAGTTATATCTTTTTTAAGAAATCCTTGTTGAATTTCTTCAGTGCGTTTTTTCTGTTCTTGAGAAATTTGTTGATTTTGAATAATATAATCTTTTAATATTTGTCTTTGTTTTGGATCTGATACTTTAGAAAGTATTTTTAATGCTATATCAGGATTAATAGGAGGTTCTTGTTTTGTTTTTGGACTAACTAAAGGAACATATATTAATTTATCATCGACTTTTATAGGATATAAATTAGTTGTCGGGACTAATTCATCAAATATATCAGAAGGTTCGATAGATTTTACTAATGTACCTTTTATTGGTAATCTTGAATCTATTAATCTTAATAGACTTGATACCACGGCCTTTTTATTCATTGACATATAATATTAATATATATATTTATATATTAATATATATAT